ATTTTAAGACCATTCTGAATCCATTTTTTGATTTTGGTTTTGGGCTAGTGTATTTATAGTAGAAAATGATTGCTAGGGAAAGGCTCACCCAGAGCCTTGACCCACTGTAGCTTATCAACTCCCAACTAAAACCATTATACAATATAAGATACAGTTTAAGTGTATAGACTCGCTAACGCTCGCCCCTACATTAAACAGTATCTTATTAGTTAACATTATTTATTAACCTTATATAGTAGAGAATAGTAAGTATATATCAGTATAAGCTAATATAAGGGAATATAAGAGCCTTTTAGTATAAGTAGGTATGATAACACTATCAACGTATTATAGACGATTACAAGGGCTTTTAGAGGGGTATATGAACGTGCTATGATTATAGGCTAGTAGTGATAGGATAATAAAGGACTAATAGACAGTGATATAAGGATATATAAGAGGGTGTATAGAGTAGAATATATAGAATGACTAATAGAATAAGAGGGTAGATATATGACTATAAAAAGAGTGCAGAAAAGGCATTCTCTAGAGTCATAGACATGAAACCCTGAGAGACAATTACAAAGAGATAGAAAAACATACTATATAATATACTGTACTATCAATCAATCATCATTACCACTGCTCAAATTGGTATAGTCTGTACTCTATCAATGCTCGTAGCTTATCAACTCAAACATAGTCTAAAGCCTTGGTACTAAAGGGATTCAATGAAATAAGACCATTCCTTTATGTTTCTGGAAAATTATGATTTTTCGGAAAGATGTTGGTTGGTAAGCTACAGAATCCTTTAAAATCAAGGGTTCTCTATATATACTAGGTATTTTTAGACTTTCACGCTCAGAGCGTTTGGGGCGTATTATACTCAATCAAAATAAAACTGCAACCCTTTATAATTTTTAGGTACTTCACTTATTGCAACCCTATATTTTTCTATAAATTTTAACTCTTGCAACCCAATATGTGGTATAATAGTAACTGTCAATCAATATTAAATACTAGGAGGAATACAAGATGATTGAACTACAGATAGCAGGTTTAAAAGCTAATATTGAAGCTAAATTGGAAGCTATTAGGATGAGTAACCCTTTATATTACCATCAGTTTAAGAGTAGATATAATAAGTTACTGAAGACTTATAAGACTAATGACTACTTAGAAGATATGTGGGTAGAGTTAGAGGAATTACTAGGAGCTGTAGATGATGTATTAAGGGGAGCTGACTAATGGATAATAATGTTGAAAAAGATTGGAGACACTTCTTTCCACAACAGAGTAAGTTTAATGGAATATCAACTAAAGGACATCACTTAGGTTGGGGTAAGTATTTAGGTACTCTAGCTATTATGATTGACTACTTAAAGGCTTGTGGTCTTGATGAAGAGTATGAAAAATACCGTTCTGTAGTTAAGGATAGATGGGATAGACATGATAGGCTTAGTTATAGAGAAATCGAAAAGATGAAGGGTGAAGTATTAAGTTTACTTCCTGTAGATGTACAAAGGAAGTTTACTATTCGTCCAGGAGTATATACTAGATAGGATGGTGTTTAAGGTGTCTAAGAAGCTTTCTAAGGATGATGTACTAGCTATGGGTAGATATATACCACTGATGCTAGAAGACTTAAGAGAAGAGAAATCAGAGCGTTATATGCAGTTACAAGTTAAGTGGGATATGTATAACAAGAATGGATGTATGGGTTATGACATTACTAATTTATACTTGTTATGTAAAGAACAGCTTAGTGATGCTAAGAAAGTTAAGTATCCGTAAATAAATGTTGACTCTGTAGCTTAATTGGTCTATACTAATAGTTGTGAACGACTTGATGCTGTTACGAGTTCATAAGGTTTACTCCATATTAAATGGTTAGAAGAGATGTTATGCCATTGACATCTCTTTTTATTATGGTATAATTAACTTACGGTAGTTAAAGGAAAAACCATTTAAAATTACCTTTCTGTTTTTATTTATCCTTAAAAGAATCTAGGTATTGACTTAGGTTCTTTTTTGGTGTATTATATGACTATGCACTAGACATAGTGCAAATATAAAATGCCAGTGATGATTTGTAAGCATCAACACTGGCATTTTATATCAACTTTAATATCTATTCTTGATAATAAAGTTCTCCTTATTCAATTAATATAAAAAGTACAGACATCCAACACTGTACTTTTTTGTATTTAAGTGTTGACTTATTTAGGATAGTAGGTTATAATAAATATGCTTTATAAAACCTCAGAAAGCACATTTGTCTCTGGATGTGCTTTCTTTTTTTATGTTTTCTATTGCTTTTTACAAATTTATGGTTTATAATTGATATTAATTTAATATAGATTGAACTACAGTGTTCAGAGGTTTCATAAAGCACTTAACAATTTACCTTCAAGTAGGCTTGGAAAAATTGGTGACGGAGGTTTGCTACTGCTCCGTATCAGATACACTGTAGCTACGGAGGAATAAACTCAATAGAGAATAAGCTATACTGCCTAGGCAATAACAGTGTACTAGGAATAACCTTATAGTGAATATCTAAAGAGCTTCTTCCAGAGACTAGAGGCATCTAGTTAAGGGAATTAACCCTATAAAGCAATCTCTAAGGTGTGTCAAAAGCACTCCCACCTAGTGGGTCTGACAGATTGTGGAATGCTATAACATGAATGTTCGCAGAGTTAGTAGGCTAAGTATTTATTACTTAGCATGAGTTATCTCACGTACTGGACACAACTGTTATTTGTGGTTTAGGGTCTTGACCCCAACCTTAATTAGTCAGCTAGGTCGGTTACTCTCAGAAGCAGGTTATGGTTTATATGTATAATGATTGAAAGAGCATATAATTCCTGTTCTAACTCCAAGAAAAACCAAAATTTCTAAGGGGGGGTCTCTTTATAATCATAAGTCAGTAGTAGTATTATCAGTATCATTAACCGTAACGTTCATTGGTCTTGCAAGTCTTCAGACCAATTCAGTTACTCTCAGAGCTTGCTCCCCCAAGCAAAGCTCTGAGCAAATAAATAATAATTAATAATTACTGTAGCTTATTAAATATCCCTTGTAGTTTACCAATAAGTAATTCTAAGTTCTTCGAGTACAGACATGCAAGCACGTCTGTAGCTCTCAATCACTAAGAATTACTAAATAACTATTGACAATTATAATAATATATAATATAATTACTGTATGTCCTAAAGGATTCATAACTTTTCCTATTCCTAGAGTAACTTTTATTAGTTACTTTATGCCCCTATAGCCAAGTTGGTAAAGGTCAAGTTCTGCAAAAACTTTATGCGTAGGTTCGAACCCTACTAGGGGCTGAGTAGATTGGTAAACTACAGTAATTATATAACCAACCAGTAGCAAGTAGCTAGAGATGGTTTGGGGGTCAAACTTACTATCTTTGGTTACTTGGTATTGGTTGATTTTTACGTTGTAATTCCTTTCTAGATTCCATATCCCTGGAAAGGGGTATGGTTTTTATTTTAGGTTCTATGGTGTAACGGATAACACAGAGGTCTTCTAAACCTCTACTCCAGGTTCGATTCCTGGTGGAACTATTGTATTTCAAGTAAAAAGGGGTTTACTTATGAAAGATGAAATTAAATTAGCTATTGAAGGTAAGGATAGAGACTACTTTCTTAGTAAAGATATTCCCTTTCCTAAATATTGGTATGGTCACTCAGACCTTCCAAAATCAAAAAAGAAAAATAGAGCTTATTCTACAGAAATGAGAGCTTTATCTGAAATGTCTCTAGACCAATTAGAGGTAGTAGAGATGTTTTGGGGTATTGCCCCTCTTGTAGTTGATAAAGTCAAAAAACTAGAAGTAGAATTTGTAGAAAATATTCCAGTACCTACAGCTACAAGGGTTAATGCTTTAGTTCCTACAAGGGAGCTTATCCTAGATAAGTTTGATGAGCTAGGTAATATCTGGGCTGATTATGGTAAAGGTTCTAAAGAAGAACAGAAAGAACTAGAACATGATGAGGTATTGAGACTGGAAGAGGGAACAGATGGGGAAACTGAGGGATAGACTTGTACTTAAACTTGGTGAAGTCCATCCTAAAAGTGAATTACTACCCTGGTTAAAGGGGTATATACCACATCCTGACTCTTATATTAGGAACTCAATACCTATTGAGAAAAGACTCTATTATGCTAAGCTAGGTTATACTGAGTTCTTAGCTGAAATGAATATTGAACTCAACTTTGACCAGGCTTTAGCTATTGGAGCTTTAATATCTGGTGACTATCATACTGGTTACATGATTGAACCTCCTAGGTTTGGTAAATCATTTATCATGGGAGCTTTAGCTAACTATTTAGCCATGCACAGCTACAGTGTGTCTGTAGTTGCATCTAAGTCTTCTAGGACAGCCAAAGTAATGGAACACGCTAGAAGGCATCTGAGAGGGGCTAGTATCGACATGAAGAACATGTTGGTAGAAGAGTCCAAGGCATCAATTAGCAAGGCTGACAAGCTCCTAGGACGGTCTGAGACTGCTTATAGTAAGTCAAGGATTGTTTTCAAGAATGGTAATAAGATTGATACTAAATCTACAGGGGATACTTTCTCTAGTATGGACTCAGATGAAAACATTGGTGAAGGTTCTCATGTTCTTATTGATGAGATGGACTTTATCTCTGAACGTGCCTTAACAGAGCTTGGTAGACGTGAATTTGAAAGAGATGATGGTGAATCACTTATCCTTTTTGGTATTAGTAACCCTCGTTTCTTAAACCACTTCCATGAATCTGTTACTAACCCTAATCTGAAGGATGATGAGTTTGTTATTTGGGGTAACATAGTTACTTCAATGGAATCAGACTCAATTAAAATGACTCCTGAAGAGGTACTTGCTTCTGACTTTGCTAGAACTGAAGAGTCTATCAGAATCAACTTGCTTTGTGAGTATGATGAAAATAGCTCAGAGTTCTTCAATGCTCCAATGATTGTAGCTCCTAGACATGACATTAGTAGCATTTCACCACGCACTATATCAGCTCTAGGAATTGACTCAGCCTATAAAGGTTCTGATGGTATTACACTTGCCTTATCTATGTATGACACTGATAAGGATGCCCTTGTTAGGGTTACAGATACCATCAACTTAAGACCTGATGAATGGTCTGATGCAAGGTCTACAAGAGAGATTGTAGATGGTATAGAGCGTGTAGTTATGAAGTACAATGTAGTATCACTTGCTATTGATACAGGTCAAGGTTCTCACTTGATTGTTGAGATGATGAATAGACCATCCTTTGACAGGGTGACTATATATCCTATTGACTTTGGTGGAAGACCTACACCTGAGAAGGTAGCAAGTCATGTAGATACTGCATTAATGGCTAGAAATAGAAGAGCAGAGATGCACTTAGTCTTAAGACAGCTTATGCAAGAGAATAAAGTTGTGTTTGCTTCTGAAATTAAGGAAACTCTATTGACTCAGATGAGAGCTATACAGCTTAAGAACAAAGAGCTTGATAAAGTTACCCTAATTGGTAAAGATGTCATTAGACAAGTGCTTAAAAGGTCTCCTGATGACCTAGATGCTGTTATTCTAGCTGTTCATGCCCTAGAACTCTATATATTAGGTGTAGAAGGAGGTAATTAGTGGAAATTGATAGAAAAACTGGCTATGAACTCCTTATAAAAGACAATATAGGGATTCCTTCACAGCTAAATGAGATGGATAACACACTTACCTATGAACAAGTGCAATACTTGGTAACAAATATGCCTGGTATTAACACTATTCTAGAAGGTATTGTTGACTACATCTTTGCAGGTGATATGGAGCTTGTTAAGGATGAAGATAGCTCTATTGAGGGTGAGACTCTCAGAGATATGCTAGATTCACAAAATATCCAAGGAATTACAGTTATGGACATGTTTAAACAGCTCACAAGAGAGCTATTTGAGCAAGGTGCTGTAGGTGTAAGGAAGATTCCTGCTAAACAAGCCCACAATGGTCATAAAGATAGTATTATGATTGTTCCTAAGAACTCTTATGACATCATTTTCAGAGAATCTGAAGAAATTCCACTTGTTTACATGCCTTTCATCTACATCCTAAGACGGTATCATGGCTTAAATCGTAAGAATACCTGGATAAGGGCTTCTGAAGAAGTGGTAGATGATAGGTTTTACATTGATGATGATGGTAATATTGTCTCAAATGACAAGGATTCTGTAGCTTTAACATCAGAAGACTTCACAAATATCACTATGGATGGTTCATTCATTGGTGTTAGTCCATTTGAGAACGATAAAAAGCGTACTCATCTTATCCTACAGCTTCTAGATTACTTTATTCATGACTTTCAACGTAATGGTGTTGGTACATTGGCATTTAAACACAATGAATCAATGCTTGCTAAGATGAAGAATGATGGAAATCCTTCAACATCAGCTAAAATCTTTGATACAAGTAATTCTAACGCTGTATTCAATGAAGATGTCAGAAAAGACAACGTAAAATCACTAGCAGACATGCTAGCAAATGTAGAGTACAATGACTCTATCATTTATTCTGACATTTTCAGTGATATGGAACAGTTGACTAGGGATTCTAAACCTAGTGATTATCTAAATCTCTTATCAATCCATGCTACACGCTTCTCTTGTCAAATTTATGGTGTTTCACCACAGGTATTTGACTTGGATGCAGGTACAGGTAACATTGGTAAGGATGAAGTCATTAAGACATTCATCATCCACAAGGTTATTCCTTGGAGAGATAAGATTGCAGTCAAGCTTACTGAAGTAATCAGGCTCATGGGTTATGAAGGTTACACCTTTAGATTCAAAAACCAAGAAACTAAAGATTACTATGATTATGAAAAAGATAATTTCATGTCTCAGACATTTGAACGTATTCATGAAGCAGGATATACTGAAGAAGCTAAAGAATACCTTTATAAACATCTTCTAGAGGGGGAACAATGACAGTAACCAATTTTGACAAAAATGCTCAACACAGCATGATTGAAGCTATTGAGCAAGCACAAACCAAAGACCAACCTTTTATGGCTACAGGTAGTAATGACTCTCCTGTAGTTGTAGGTGATGTCAATAACATTGATGCTGAATCTGATTATGAAGCTAAGTTCATCTATCCTAAGAACTTTGCTATCCAGGGTAATTATACTGATACAGATGAAGGCAGAGAGGTTATTCGTGTATTTAAAGGGGTATCTATTACACCTCGTAAAGCTCGTAGAGTTCGTCATGCTGTAACTACACTTATCCTTTTCTTCTCAAAAGTAAATACATCTACTGGTGAGCAAGAAA